CCCTTATATATAATAAGGATAGAGAAATTTATAAAATAGCATAAAAAAGCCCCTTATTCTTTACATACTAGTACTATTATGTTATAATAATATTGTAAAGAAAGGAGGGAAAATAAATTGTTAGGTATCTGTAATTTAAAAGATTTCTTGGAAACTCTAGCATACGTTGTAGCAATCGTTCTAGGAATTCAAGAAATCTTAAAAGGCTGGAAAGGGAATTAAAAAATTCCTTCTCCAATGCTCATTATAGCTAACAATTTAAATATATGCAAATATCTGGAATAATAGCAATTTTCATTATTTTATACATTGTTATCAAAAGAAGAAAGGAACGTTAAAATGGAAAAGGAAAAATTTAATCAAGCAAAATACATGAGAGAATGGCAAAAAGAAAACATGAAGCAAGTAAAAGCATCGTACAAAACTGAATTTGTAGATGAATTCAAAGAAGCTTGCAAAAAACTTGGAATCAAGCAATCAGATGTGATCAGAAAAGCAATGCAAGATACGATTGAAAAAGCAAATAATATATAAAAAAGAACCTACTCATTTAATTTTGAGTAGGTCTTTTCATGCAATTATTAGTTAATATAAAAGTTGTTTTTTTGAAGAATAGATAATATTACATTTACTTTTTCTGCTAACTAACAAATATATTATACACTATATTTAAATGATTAACATCCAATTAATTTTAAAATGGTGTTTCTTCCTGCAATTCCATCAACTTTCAATCCTCTATCTGATTGGAATTGTTTTACTGCAGCTTCTAATCCACTACCAAATTTACCCGGACATTCAACACCATCAGGATCATATCCTCTACACATTAATGCAATTTCTACTGCTGTAACCATGTATTGAGTTTCTTTACGTTTGACATAGTGTTTACCTAAAGCCGATTTACTGTTTTTACCAAAAGCACCATCAACCTTTAATTTAGCTCCATAATCTTTGTTGATTGCAACTTGGAAGCACCTAGCGACATTAGCTTGTGTATTAGGACCAAAGATACCATCTGTAGCAATACTATGTCCAGTAAAGTTGATTGAGTGTTGTTGACCTCTACTAATAATACTATCTTTATTGTTATTAACTGCTACCGATGGCACAATAGCACCTGAACCTAATGGACCAGTAGTAGAATTAACAATATTGTTTTTAAATTGTGCCCATGTATTGTCATTTAATAACCCATTACAATTAGGACATAATTTACCATTTACGTCATAATGTCTAATAACATGGTTGATGTCGATATTGTATTTGCTCATTAAAGCTCTTGCTAGAGCATAAGTATTAGCGAGAGTTTCATCACAAATATTAACAACTCCGTCCTTATGATTATCACACATTTCGATAGAGATCGAATTTGAGTTTGTTGCTTTCTTGTAATATGGGTGGTGATTTGATTGACATTTACCTCCAACTGCATAAGCAGCATAATTATCTGGAACACTTTGAGTTACTGAATCATCATCTACAAAATAATGAGCAGATGCTTTAACAACTTCTCTAGCAAAGTATTTTCCATTTGATTCATCACTATCACCATCATTTGAAGTATAGTGAATGACTAAATATTTAATATCAGCTGTGCTACGTTCACTACCATAATTTTCTTTACGAGCTAAATTTTGTTTCATAACATATCCCATATGTTAATACCTCCTTTTTCATAATAAAAAGAGAGTATTTAACTACCCTCTTTGCTTTGTAAATGCAGAAGCTCTATCTCATTTTTCATTTTAGTAACCATACCATTGCCACCTAAAGCATGATATGCATCATACATTTCATTGAAATTATCATATGCATATGTAGGGATTGAACCTCTTTTCATATACTTTTCATGATATTCAATCAATTTTACTCTTAATAAGAGCATTGTACCTTTTGAGTTAGCTTCTCGCATTTCTCTTTCTTTTTTAATTCTTTCATCTCTTTCAATCGCATCTTGTTTTGCTTTTTTCTTTTGTTCCTGTAAAAGCCATACAATGTACGAAAGAATAACCGGAAGAACAATCGTATAAGTTTTTATTAAAAAATCATACATAATTACTCACTTTCAATTTCTTCCAACTCTGGAAGTCCTGCAACGCTTGTTAGAATAGAAACGACACCAGATAGACAACTTGCACTAATGATCATTGCCCAATTGACTTCATTCATGACAGTAGATGTTCCAATTAATGCAACTGCTGTTTGAGCTACCGTTTTGACCGCTCTAACCCCTGCGGCTTTTACCCATTGATTAAAATCATATTTTTTAACTTTCAATTCAATCTCACCCTTTCCAGATAGTTTTATTTTTTTGTGTAACGAATAGTTGCTTTAAATTTATAATTTGCCCAACTATAATTGTTCGCAAAACGGATATTGTTTACATTCAAAATGAAATACGTCACATAAAATGTTCCTGTATTACCACCAGAATAATAAACAACAGGAAATCTATAGAAATCTTCTCCATTGGAACATGTGACTTCATAATCAATAAACTCGTTTAAATTATTGATTGAATGATTGATTGTGCTTACTCCAACATTCAGTCCAGTCCACGTAATGATTTTTTCATAAATCTTTTTACCATCAATCCAATATTTACCCGTCCAATGTTCATCTGTAGACATTTTTAAATTAAGCAATTCATTCCCATTTTTATCAATAAGTTCTGGCATAGTTATTGTCACCACCAATCTTTATTTATATTTTTAATAACCAAAAAAGAGCAGAAATCAATCTACTCTTTGTAATATACTGCATCCTTTAAATCAGTTTCTAATTCACTGACTGTCTTTTCAAGCTGTCCAACTCGCTTTTGCAATGATGTTAATTGTGACTTCAAAGCAAACGTATCTTTTAACTTTGTCATAAAAGTTTTCAAAATATCACTTGTTAGAAACTTAGTGCTATTAGCTGAAACAGTTGTTGAAGATGCGTGCTCACTTACATTTGAAAACAAAACTCTCTTAAAGAAATCTTTCATATATAAGACCTCCTAGTTGATTATGCTCCAAATACTTCAGTCCACATTGTATTTAATTCAGTATCAGTCATTACTACTAATTTAGCATTGATAGCTGAAGTTACTTGTGCTGCAGTTTGATATCCTGAATCATTTGTTAATGATGATACTTTTGTTGGAATATCAGTCTTTTTAGCATAAGAGCTTAGATCCGTTTCTCTTGAACCTAATTTTTCAAATTTAGAATTGATATAGATGTATTCATCATAGATATCATTACCAGAATCACTATTAGCAACTAAATAGATAATACCTTTTTTACCAGTTGAAGGTAATGATTCGACAACTGAGTAATCGATTTGAGTTACTCCTGATACTGCAGATGCGATTTCTTTTGTTACATCAGATGATTTAGCATAAGCTGTTAGATCAACATTTACAGCTTTCGATGAATCAGGAGTTAAAGCTGTACCATTTACTTTTACAGTTTCAATTTTGTTTGCTTGAGCACCAGTAGCAACACCGTTTAATTTTGTTTTATCAGCATTTGTATAATCATTTGTAGATAAACCTTTTCCAGATTCTTGCGCTACAAATTTTCCTTCGCCCCATGCTTTAATTTTTCCTAGGGCTTTTTTTAGAATTGAATCAGTTACAAAACTCATAATATATCTCTCTTTCTATTTATTTTTTTATTCAAATACTTCTTCCCACATATTGTCTAATTCATCATCAGACATTTCAGTGGCTGTTCCCTGCATATCTTTCCATGCAAAGTCATAATCGATATTGCTTGCTTTTTGCAATACTTGGTCTTTATTACCACCTGCAGGAAGAGTCGCAAGTTCTTTTTGTTGTAATTCTTGTTTTAAATTAATTAATTGTTCATACAGCAACTTCATGTTTGGATCCATTGGTTGTTGTTCCTTATCATCCTGATCATATTCGACATCTTCGATTTTCAATCTAAACGGTTCAAATGTCTTAGTAGAATTATCATCACTGTTTCTGCCAATCAATGTACAGGTTAATACCCCTGCTGTTTGAGTAAGATTTTCTCCAATGATAAATAGATTTTGAAGTAATGGTATTTCAGTTACTTCATCGTCCATATCTACTTTCAAGTAGAAGTTCCAGCCATCAATGAATAGATTTTTGTTGGTGAACTTGACAGCTGTATTGTTGCTATCATACTTTCTTCCAGCATAGAAGATATTTCTAGTACATGAATGTGATTGATTTTCATTCAGATAGATTTCAATAATTCTCATATGTTAACCCTTGTAAAAGATTGCATCACTAAATGAATTGACTGTCCTAGCAATCCTGTCGACACCTGAAATATTGATTCCATTCAAATGAACTCTGAACAATTCAATTTGACGTAAAGCACCACCGTTTTCAAGATCATCTTTTGTTAATGAAGGAACTGTTTCTTTTTCCCCAGGTGTACCTTGGATGACAACAATTTCGTGTGATTCCCCTTGCTCGTCAATTTTAAATTGCGAAACAATACAGTCACAACGTTTCATGTTTTGAATACCATTTTCAATTGGTACATCACAATACATTCCTGGTTTTATTCTAAGAAAATGCCCTTGATTAATAAGCAAGCCATCAGCAATTCTAATTTTATTGTTGCTGACAATAGTTGCTTCCATTTGATTGCCTTTTTTAAAAATCCCATCAACGGAATATAGTGCATCAAACAAATATGCATCAATAGATGCTGATACTTCTTTTCCTGTCAATGTAATTGCCTCAACTGCATCACTTGAACTTGCCATCTAATCACCTACCTTGTAATCAATGTCACAGTCTGTGTAGTCTTTTTCAAACGTACATTTAACGATTTTTTGTACAATAGGCTTTTGCATAGAAATACCTGTTATGTATTCTTTTGCTCCTACGATATCACCAATTTCAGGAGATAAATTATCAAATGTAATTTCTAAAGAGTTATCAGTCTGTGCTTCTTTTAATTTTGTTTTGGTTCCATCTATTAATTCTTGAATGCTTTCAACATTTGAATAGTCATATGTCATTGTATTCAGTTCACTTGGAATCATAGAGTCATCATCAATTTCACTCAGTTCTAAGTATTGATCATTGATTTTAAAGACATGAACAACCTGCCTTTCTTGCAAATCACCTTTGCCTAATCCAATGCAATGATTACATTGATTTATATCTTTTTTAGCGACAATCTGCAGATTGTAATCATTGTCGAATTGGAGTTTTTCGGAATAATTGATAATAGGCTCAACTGAAAGTTCAATCTGTCCATCTTTATTCCAAATAAGTTTAAGTTTGGCATTTGCATCATTTAGCATTGTTTCAAATGCCTGCAACGTGTTGTAATAACGTGCCTGATAATTAATGGTTATTCCACTATCTTCTTGTGAAACAACAAAAAAATCAGCCAGTTTCTTTTTTAAACTTACTGATTTAGATTTATTTTCAATATAATTGAAAAAATCAGTTGATGAATTGATATATTCTCGAATGCATTCATTTGCTTCACCTATGAATTCATAGTATTCATCAGTTCTTTTTTTAGGCTGAATAATATCATTTGCTAGCAATTTTCTTGGGCATATGCCACCTATTTTTACTTCTTCAGCTTCAGTATCTATTTCGATACTTTTTACTATCCCACCAAATTCGGTACCGACACAATAAAACTTGCTGTCATATGTCAATTTGCGGTCCCAACTGTCCGTTGAAACGGTTATTTCAAAGTCGTTCTTGGCTTTGTCATATGTTCCAATTTCCAAGTCTAGGCTACAGTTTAACAATGGTCCTTGTTCGATTCCGTTAGGATCCGTGTAGATGAACTCCATCATCATTCATCACTCTCCCATTTTGGCTCGCTTCTTGCATCATAGACAACGATATCAAATGAAAAAGAATTGTTCCAAACGACAATATTTGTACCAGGTGGGATGGGAATATACAATCTGTTGTCTTTGTTCCTGTCATTAAAAACATTGATTTCATCACCGTGTGCTGTGATTTTTACAGCTTTCTTTTTCATTGTGTCGATTTCAAGTCTTTCATTTGCTTCAAGAGTCGTATTGATTTGATAAAGGTTGTCTCCTATTTTAATGGCTGGATCTTGTGCTGGACCATATATTCTTAATAAAATATCATTTTCAACGACTCCAATGTTTCTGACTGTCATTTGTCCTTCGCTCGCACCATAAACATAAGGGTATTTATAGGAATACTTCTTTGTTCCTGTTTTTCTTCCTTCACCACTACTGTAAAAATGGTAGGTATCTTCCTTGATCCATTTAGTTGAATCAGTTACCAGAGTTAAATCTACCTTTGCGTATGGAAGAATATATGACTTCATGTCTTTTTGGTTTTTAAAGATATTGCACTCTAAATAGTAGTCATTATAGAAGAGTTTCCCTTTGACATTGCTTACGTTATCTACATCGAATATCTCAACGAGTCTATTTAGAGCACTGTAGAAGTCTTTTTGATTTTGGCTAAAGATATCTACACTAACCTTTTTCGTTTCGACATCACGATAAAAGCGTGTGACCATTCTATTTTCAGTTTCATATGACCACTCAAAGTTAAAAAAGTCAGTTTCTTCAATATGATAAGGAGCACTTAACAGATCTATTTGCTCATTGTTTGAATTGACATAATATACTTTCATAAATGCTCCTTTCTAAATAATTCTAGCAAATTCACGCTTGTCTACTTTGAAAGACATACCGCTGTTTTTAATTGCTTTAGCTGTTGAATTCCCCATCTTATCATAATCAATTTTTAATTCATTTGTGACATTGCTTTCAAATGCTGTTTGTCTTGCGATATCAAGATTTGTTTTCAGTTCGATATCATCCAAATTGAAGTTCATGATACCATTCAAGTCACTTGTCATTTTTTCAAGTTCTTTGTTCATGGATTTTTGAGCTTTTGGCATGGCCACTTCAAACCCCACAGCAATACCTGGTGGTAAGAATTTACCAATGGCATCTCTCATTACTCTTGATGGCGAATTAATTCCAAGTGCACCTTTGAAGCCGTCTATAACACCATTTGCAAAATCGCCAATCTTGCTAAGCAACCAGTCTTTTGCATTCTTGATACCGTTCCAGATACCTTCCACGATATTTTTACCAATATTTGCCATTTTACCAGGCAATCCAACAAGAGTATCAACAATACCATTCCATAGTGATTTGGCTGCTTCAATCCCTTTTGAACCCATCTTGACAACGAACTCAGCAACCTTTCCAATAGCATTTGACAATACGCTCCAAATTTGCCCAGGTAATCCTGTAACAAAACTGATGATGCTTGATACAAAGTTTGACCCCGCTTCATATCCTTTGGAAATCAAATTCAAAGCAAACTCAGCTACTTTTCCTATGATATCAGTTATATATGTCCAAAATTGACCAGGCAGTTGAGAAATCCAAGAAATAAAACCTGTTACGAAATTTGGAACATCAACCGTTACAAATTCAACAAATTTCATTCCAAGGTCTACAATCAATGCAACGATATAACCTATAGCATATCCTATGTTGTAAGGAAGTTCACTAAAGAAACTGACCACTGAATCAACAAATCCGCTTACAGTTTCTATGAAACCATTAAATGCTTCAGGAATCGTTTCGGTAAAGAAAGATGCAATCGTCTCGCCAATGCCAACAAAGAATTCAACAATTGAATCGCCGACACCTTGGAATGTTTCAACAAGGCCATTGAATGCTCCGGGCAATGTCTTGGTAAAGAATGGTACGAGTATATCAGCTACACTTTGAAATGATGCTTTGATATTTTCCCATTGCTTTGTCCAAAATTTTCTGAATTCCTCACTTGTATTCCATAAATAAAGGAATCCAGCCACTAATGCCGTGATACCTACTACAAGCATCCCAACAGGACCTACATCCATTGCTACACTCAATAATTTTTGTGCTGCCGCAAGACCTTTTGTAGCAACATCAGCTGCAGTAGTAATAGCTTTATATGTAGCAATTGCTGTAGCAACAGTTACGATTATTCCTGAAATAGGGGAAAAATTATCTAATACAACACCTGCTATATCGTAGAATAAATCACCTAAAGGTTGTAATTGGTCTTTGACTTTTCTAACCTTTGATTCCAATTCTTGCATTGGAGTCGTTGTTTCATCAGCAAACTGTTGTCCTTTTCCTGAAACATCATCAAAAGTAGTTCCAACACTATTTAACGCTTTTGCAAATGTAAGGTTAGCATCTTCTCCCATCGTTCCGAAAGCAGTAGCTGACATAGTCAACGCTTTTTGCTGATCATCACATTTAGTAATGTCACTTACGATACTGTCGATAACATCCTTTTGAGTAGCCTTTCCATCCTGCCATGCTTTGAATGTCTTTTGTGTTTCACTTGAAAATAAACCTAGAGCACCCTCAATAGTTCCATCAGCTAAACGAGTAGTTACTTCATTGATAGCATCATTTACCTTATCTAGGTTATATGCACCGCTTTCTGAACCGTTCTTTAGTAATTGAAAATATTCACTTGCTGAATATCCCGCTTGAGAAAACTTTCCTGAATACTCTGAAATGTTATCTCCTAGTTCATCAGTCCAGTCCAACCCTTCTTGAGTTCCTGCGACAATATAGTCCATTGCTTCTTGTGCAGTTAACCCAAAGTTTTTCATCAATCCTTTGACACCACGCAATGTTTCATTCATATCTACATCAAATGTATCTTCAAGAATGATTGCTTGTTGTGTAATAGCGTTTAGAGTTCCGTCATCCATTTCACCAAGATTTCGCTTGATTCTTACAACGGCTTCGGCCACTCGGTCCATACTTTCACCAAGTCCAGCCTCATAAACATCCTTGATGACCTGTGCAGTCTGTCTCGCTTGGTCATCTGTTTCTCCTAGAGCGCCTTTGACACGTGCAACTGAATCTTCAAAATCAGCATAGACTTCTTTTCCAATTTCAGTTCCTTGTTTAATTGCTTCTCCTATGGCTAGATATCCTGCAATCTTTGCACCGAATGCTTTGATTTTATCTTCCATTTCTTGAAGCTTTTTCTCAAAATCATCAGAGTCAGGAGGCTCAATAGGTTTTGGCTTGTTTTTTTTGTTTAAGAAATCATCTATCTTTTTCTTTACATTGTCTATTTTAGATGTTGCTTTATCTTCAACATCAACTTTACCATCAACATCTATAGCTTTTTCAACCGCAGATGCTTCTGATTTCACTGTCTGGGCACTCTTTTCAAAATTGGAAGTGTCCATTTTTGCACTACCTTCAACTTTTGCGTTGTCAGTAGCTTCTTTTGAAAAACTTTCAACCTCGTTTGATGCTTCATCAAGCTTCTTTTCTAATTTCTTAGTATCAGCATCAACGTTAGGTTTAGCTTCTTTTTGTGATACATCTTTAGCAAATTTATCTACTTTTTTATCAGCTGTATTGAGTTTCTTATCAACGTTTTTATCATTGATTTCTAAATCAATTACAACTTTACCATCTGCCATCATACCACCTGCCTTTAATTTATTCTTTTGGAATTCCTAACGATTCAAATAATTCTGCTTCGATTTCTTCCTGAGTTCTTTGGAATGGGTCCCCCTGTTCTTGAATAGCATAGTAATCTTGAAGTTCTTTCATTCTTGCACGTTCCTTCTTGTCCTTGATTTTCGATAGATCCGCAGTTCTATATCCAACGACCTGAACGAACTTGGTGTCGTCATTCAATCCATTAAGTAATGCTTTGAATTCCCACCAATGCATATTGGTTCTCAATAGATTTATGCCATACTGCTGCATAAACGCAGCAAAGATGAGGTCCATATCATAATCAAAAAGAAACCCAACTTTTTTATTAGGTTTCTTCTCAGGTTTATCCGGTTTATTACATTTGTAGAAATCAAGAATTCCTTTCAGTAATTCCAATGAATCAACATTTTCCATGTACAATTCATAGTTTGGAATCACCAAATCAAACAGCATAGGGATTTTATAATTTTCATCAATATACTTGTCAGAAACGATACAAGAGAATTGAATCCATGTTCTAAAATCAGTTCTTATTTCTATTTCTTGATTTTCTATTCTTATTGTTTTTTGAAGATCTCTTTTGTCTAGAATTAACATAATCTTTTAACCCGTATTTGTTTTTTGTGTAATCCATTTGCTTTTGAAGGTTTCCAAATTCCCTTGTAAGTGAGTTTAAACTGTCAAGCTCATTTTTGATTCTGTCTTGCTTTTCTTTTTGACGTTCAGTCGTAGCGTGTTCATCAAACTTGGCTTGAATTTCTTCTGCAAGAGCTAGGATTACGTAGTAAGGTTTTAAATCATCCTTATCAAAAAGATAATCATATGAGCCTTTTCCTAATAATTCATCAATGACGACTTGACAGTCTTTAATAAAGGTATCGTCAATTGTACGATTGCCTCTGTATTTTTTGATGAACTTGTCAATCAGCAAATGATTATCGATATTGTCAGCATCGATACTGAAAATACGATCTTTAATTTTTACATCGAATAAATTCTCTTGAATCTTGATTTCTAACATAGTAATAATCCCTTTCCTATTTGATTTCTATTTGCCTGCTGGTGTAGATGACGCACCTGATTGAGGTGAAGCAGCTGTAAATTTACCAGTTGTGTAGTCATATTCACCTGCAGTAAATTCACCAGTAGCCACATTGTATTGACCGTGTTCGGAAGCACCTTTTTGAGCAAAAGTTCCTTCCAATGCGATTTTTCCTCCGCCCGCACCGGAACCAGGATTAGATGGTTGAATTTCATATTGTCTGTGATGTGCTGCAAAACATCCAGTTGAACCTTCAACAGGTGCCCATGTTTCAATTTCATATTCATCAAACATGGAACCAATGATTTCCTTTTTTCCAACTTCATAAATATGACGTACAAATTCATTATTAGGAATCAATTCTCCTGAATAAGAAACTGATGGTGTATATGCCATCATATTTGAGTGAGAAGTCTTTTCATTGATATATTGTCCGTCATCAGTTGAAGGATCTACAGCTTGAGTCCAATCCGTTAAACCAGTACCAGCCAATACAGGCTTTGATACACCATCGAATTTGACATAGTGTAGGTTTTCATGACGGTTTACTACAGTATTTCTTAATGTTTGTGCCATTATTCAAAAGCTCCTTTCTTGTAGTAAGTTAATTGATACAGTGCTGAAAAATTAGCAATGCCATTGTCATAGGTTTCAACACCAGGATTGGCAATCATTTCTAATTTCTGTGGAACTATATCATCAGGAAAAACAATGTTTTCAAATTTATTCATTGTTTCCATTTCAAATTGGTTTGCTAAATCATCTAGAACATCCGTAATTTTCTTGACACTCTTTTCAGTTTTAGCACCTGATTGAAAGTTAATATAAAAAGGCAATACAGCAGTATAGCCTCCTATAATGTTTTCATTTATTTTTTCAGCACGATTAGATATTCTTTGAACCATGATTTGGTCATCTTTGTTTGAAGTAAAGAAATCTAATTTCCACATATTTTTTTGTACATTTTGAATATCCAACTTCTTGCAAAAGTCATAGATACAATCCAATACCCTGTTGTATTCTTCATATGTCAGTTTTTTATATGATTTATTTTCCATTTCTAAACACGTCCTCTACACTTTTAATCCATTTCTTGATGTTTGCTTTCTTTGATTTTTCAAACCATTTGGCAGTTGCCTTTGGATGACGTGACTTGTCAAAGTTCATCTCTGTACCTTTATACACATGTTGCGCATAATCAGTATCGTAAATGACTTGTTTCTTTTCTTTGGCACTATCACCAATATCGGGTATTTCTCTCAAATGCGTATGATGTAGATTGGAAAAAGGAACGTAAGGATCAGTATCTCTTATTACAGCATTCTTAAGAGTCTGATAAGCTTTATCCTTTGTCCCTTCCAAATCTTTTTTTACTTGAGAAAAGTCAACATCAACAGAAATCTTCAAGAAGCATACACCTCAATAAATTGAATGTCTTTTGTTCCTGGAGGGCGATAACAGGCATATTTATTGATTGAATAGACATTTGTTGTGTTTTTCAATTCATCGTAGTCCGTTTCTTTTACCACATCCAAGACAAAATAATCTTCATTTCCAATCGTAAAAGTATTCTTTTTTGACTTGTATTCATGCTGATCAACAAATGTAAGTTCACCACAGTCACTCAAATCAATCGTTAAAAGAACACTGTCCGCATCAGAAATCCCCTTGTTTGATTGTATAATGCCATAGTTTTCATCAAATCCAACGTTTTCAAGAACGTATGGAATAAAAGTATCTTCATCAACTTTATGAATCAAAGTAACAGTAAAAGGTCTTAAAATACGAGGAGAGCTAATCATATCGTTTGGCCACTCTGCACATAAGACCTTTTCTTCTCAATTCACTTTTAATCATATAAGCTGAAACGGATGAAAAAGGAACACCATTGAATTTGTTGCCCCTATCGCCATAGCTATAATTAAATCCGTCTTTCGATACACTTTGTAAATCTAAATCGCTTGTACCATTTAAGGCATTCAAACCACCATTTGCTTGAAGATAATCGATTTGATAGCATACTGCTCGTTTAAGCTCCAAACAGTAATAATCGATATTTTTTTCTAATGCCCATGGTGCAATGAATTGTTCAGCGTAACCCTTGACTAAATCAATTACAGGTTCAACAAGGTCCTCAAATTCAGGTTGACATATTTTACCTTTGAAAGTATCTACATAATATTCATAAGAAACCTTCATACTATTCTTCTGCTGTATCTTTCTTAGCTTTAGATGCTTTTGCTGGAGTTTTAGCACCTGCTTCTAATTCTTCGACTTTTGTTGTCAATTCAGCATTTTGTGCTTCTAATTCCACGATTCTTGCATCTTTTTCTTTTACTTGTGCTTTTAAAGATGAATATTCTCTTTTAAAATCCGCTAAAGAAACTGGGTCACCCTTTTTAATGACTTCACCAGATTCTTCATCAATATGATCATAACCACGAGCAACATAGTCATCGACTCTATGTGGCTCGATTGTAAGGATTCTATTTCCTTTTCTTACTTGTGACATAGATCATCCTCCTCTTTATTATTTTTCAACTGCAAATTGAATTGAATTTACTTTTTTCTTTAAAACAAATACATCTTCATGTGATTCTTCATAGTAGACCCATTTTCCTTCAGACATTGCAGATGGTTCATCCAATTTAGCAAATTCATAGTTGATTGGTGTAATGACTGCTAATGGATGCACCATGAACATTTTGATTTGTTTTGCAGAAACTGCAGGTTTATACCCTTGTGTGAAGTCATATACAGTTTTCATTAATTCTGATGGAACTTCAACGATTTTAACCAAGTCTAAGTTAGCGATAGTTCTGTTTAATTTATTTTCAGCATCACCAATGATTACAGTTCTAGCTAATTTTTCAGCTTGTTTTAACATTGCATTGTAAACTGGTGTGATATATAAGATTCTTCCTGTAGATGGAACACGTGCTTCAGCCATGTTGATCATCATTTTATCAAAATATTCTAAGATATTTGCTGCTGTGATTTCATCAGTAATAGGTGTTTGACCTAATTCTTGATATTCAGCATAGATTTTAGAAACACAATATACGTCCATTTCAGGGAATTTTTGTTCTTGGTTGAATGTTTCAGTAATATTACCGATTGAAGCAACCATATTTGTTTGATCAATATCTTTTGGGTGTACCAAAGTAGACCATTTTCTTTCATTGGTTAAAGTTAATGGTGTCCATGCGTTATTGTAGTTTCTAGTTGCATTGGCAATTGTATCTCTTGTTGAATCTACACGTCCTGTAGTTTCTAATGTTGGGATTTCAATTGTTCTTGCATTGACCCATCTATATTTTTGGTTATTTGGAGTATTGAATAAATCTCCGAAATAAAGCGCATAAGGCCAAGCTTGTTCTAACGCTTGTTGATATGCATGTGCATAGTTTACTGCTGCCATATTTAATTTCCTCCTGATCTGTTATTCTTTTGGCATTGCTCTAACACCTGCAAAATGGAAACCGAATGCATTTGCATTGTTTTCTCCACCTGGTGCTCCTTTAGAAGCAGTACCTTTTGTAAATGTTGGTAATGAAGGTTCATCTTTAGTTTTTTCAACAACGAATGCTCCTGCATCCGATTCTTTTAAACCATTGATATATTCATCCGCTCCAATGAATTTGCCGTCTTTCAATTCAAAGTTTTGTTCCTTGAATTGAGAAATGATTCCACGTTTGGCACTTTCAGAAGTAAAGTTCATTCCTGCAAAGTATGAGTTAGTAGCAAAGTCTCTTTCTTGTTGAGTCAATTTGTTGTTCAATTCTGCAGTTTCATCTTTATATTTCTTTTCCCATTCAGCAGCGGAATTTTTGATACCTTCAATATCCATATCCTTGTATGATTTGATTTGCTTATTCGCATCATTCAAGGAGTTTTGAGCTGATTCATATTTTGTGTTCAATGTTTCTAGCTCTTTTGTTTTTGATTCGACTTCCTTGCGGTATTTTTCAATGTCATTACCGTTTTCAGTCATGATTTGATTAACTTGTTCATCTGTTAATCCTAAATTCTTTAAAAATTCTCTTTTCATAAGATCCTTTCATTCACTACGCTTTAGTACGCTGGTTGCATCAGCCTGTGCGGTTGCAGTTTTACGAGTTGCCCACCTCAAAATTTTTGTTTTATTCATGTTTTGCTATGTTGTTTTCAGTTTTTGGGTACAAAAAAAGGAAATATCAGTCTCTATTGCTGTATTTCCTTTTATTTCTCTCTAGTGCTTTTGTTTTTGGTTTAGGTGGTGGTTCATAACATTCGTAAACTTCATGTGTCATATAATCACACATCATGCATTTATATGTAACTTTCTTAATCACACAATGCTTTTTATGATTATAATGCCTTTTTATATCATATATAAAACAGCAATGATGATGTGGTCTTAATCCTTCAGCCATTGAAAAACACCTCCTTTCTCTAAAATTGCGTATAGAAAAAGCGAGTCTTTTGAACTCGCTTTATATTCATATTTAATTTTTAATCTAATACCATTGATAATTGACTATTGTATTCTTTGATTTTCAAGCTTGTATTGACTTCGGGAGACCATGATTCCAAATAATTTTTAGCATTTTCATAATCAGTCTTTAAGGTATCTCGATATGAGCCTAATTTGAAATACTTTTTATAGTCTCTCCAAATGTTGCTGAAAAGCTTTCTGCTCATTAATTGGTAAGCTCTTGAATCAATACCGCCTAGTGCACTAATTACAGTTGTTTTAGCAATTCTTTCAAGCGTATATTGTTGTGAACTGTCAATCGTTGTTGATTTTTCTAAATCAGATACCTTTTCTTCAAGAACATCAACTCTTTGAGCTGTTTGTTCATGGGCTTTAATTGTCAACATAAGCAATTCTCTTGGGTCAGTTGGTACTTTAGCATATGAACCAGTCTTTCTCAACGTTGGAAGAACTTCACTCGTTACCCAATGTTTGAATTTCTTAGCGTTTGGAAGTTTGCTACCAAAAATTAATGAGTAAACTCCGCTTTCATTAATAAATGTTAAACCTCTATTTGGAATTGCTTGTACAAAATTAATAGGAAATACATCTTTAGGCAGATGATTTTCAATGGTCGCCAAATCCGACCTTTGAATTAATCGCTTGTCATCAGAATCAACATGATTTTTTAACGCATCTTTTGTATTTTTAAATCCAAGTGCACTAGCAACATCTTTACCAACAAACCATGGCTCATTGTCAATCATCAAGCTTCTTACATTTCCAAATTCTTCATTGTTAAATATTTGTAGTTCTTCCATATTGACAATCTCCTTTTTTAATTGTTTCTTGAATGTTTCTTGTTAAAGCATTGCACTTTGAAACATTTGATCTAATAGTTTCTTCTACCATGTCAATTTGGTCTTCAATTAACATCATGACATTTGAAACATCATATTTAATATCATTCCCGTTTTCACATGCATCACATGTAACAATGACCATTGAATTAATTCTTTCTAAGTCAGTTAATTTGTTTTCAATTTCTGATAACATGTCAAATAACTTATCTAATTCATTTAACATAAAAAATCCTCCATTTTCCTTGTTTGAAATTAGAGGCACTAAATGTTATACTATTAGTGCCTTGATTAGGTGACATTCGTTAGTCGGTCAAAACTATTTACGAATGTCTTTTTTTATACCTAAATCTATTTTTATCAATGTGGTTATATAGCCTTTTATGGTTTGACCATTTTCGGTTGCACGAATTTTTATTTGCTTATGTAACTCTTCATCGATTTTAAATATTAAGTTTTTCATAACTATCCCTCCTTTCATTTACATTTATTATCTTACAATTATAAATATAATTAGTCAATAATATTTAATACTTTTTATTAACTTGTATTTATTT